TTCGATGCGTAGTGATGGTGAAAATGTACTTGCCATAATTTATCCTTACCCTTGCGAGTTGTCTATTTCTATCCAATTGGGGTTTTGACTGTTCCCAATGTCTTGCCAAGTGATGCTCTGCGTATTGTTTACAGCTTGCCAAGTTACTGTTTGGTCATCATTAATTCTAAACCAACCCCTTGGAAATTGCGAGTCCAAAAGGCTAAAGCTCTCGGTAATAGCCTGTAAGAAATTAGATACTTGGGTGCTGGAGTCGGCTAGGTTGCTGTTCTCAATTACATTAAAAAATACGTTAAGTGTTGCGGTATTTGAGTCACCAGATGTTAGCGGTTCAACCCTATCTAAGAAAAACAGAGAAATAATGGAGATTACGTCTTCCATCGAGGTAGCCTCGGCAATGCTAGCCGCAAACTGAGCAGCAATAGTGGGGGTATCGGCAGGATCAAAGTTCTCGGCAACGCTTTGACTAAATTGGGCGGTAATGGTTTCTATGTCTGCTAGATTGCTGTTTTCCGCTATGCTTTGACCAAAATTAGACTGCTGGGTGCTAGAGTCGGCTACTTCATCTATTGACTCGTTTCTGTCTTGCAGTGCAGCAAAATATACTTCGTATACGTCAGCAGGATCAAAGTTCTCGGTTCGACTAACGGCAAACTGAGCGGCTATGGTTGGGGCATCTTCTGGGGTAAAGTTTTCGGTCAGGCTAGAGGCAAACTGAGCGGTAATGGCAGGTGTATCCGCCATCGTAACAAACTCGTTTATCAATCCATAGAACTCGCCCGTAGTAGTATCAAACTCAAATAAATTAGAGTTTTCGGTCAGGCTATCTGTAAAACTAGTAGTAGCAGCACAAAAGTCGGCAAGCCCAGAATTTTCCGTAACAGAGGCGTCATGGAATACACTTGCTAAAGAAGCAAATGGGGTTTGGGCAAATGCACCTATTCCAAACATGATGGTTTATTCTGCTGGTAAAGGCTCATTGCCTTTTTCAAGCCATTTTAGGTAGTCTTGGTAGTCGGTGTTGGCTGGGTCGGTTGGTATATATGTACTATCTTCCAAACGAAGAACCATTGCTGTGCTAACTTTATTTTCAATGCCGTTCCATAATTGTTTATACATTTTATAACTCCGATGCACCATTAACTACAAAACTACCACCATAAAATCCAGCACATCCAGTTGTACTTAATGAGCTTGTTCCAATACTAACCTCAAAACTAATTTGATTAACGGCTGACCCAGAAGCAGTAAGTGCGGTAACAGCAAAAGTTCCACCGTCTTGTTTTAAAACATTTGCTGAACTGTTAACAAAACTAAGGCTTGGAGCCGTTCTCATTTGAACTGGTAATTGAGTAGCAACGCAAAGCGTTAAAGCATTTCTACACAAACCGTACGGGCCATAGGATGTGTTTCCTGTTCCAAAAGATAATGATTGATAATACCTCTGACACAAAGCCAATTCAGTTCCATACGGACGATAATCAAAAGTCGTGGCTGTGCTACCAGACTCTAATTGCACACCAGTGATGTAGAATGTTGCACCATTTGTGCCGACTACGGATACCGAGCCAGTTGCACCAAAAAAGCCACCAGCAATCCAAGAGCCTGTTGTTCCAGTTAATCCGCTAGAGCCAGAACCAATATTCCACATCACTTGAATTCCAATTCCATTGGTAGTAAGCCAAGTTCCTGAAGTATCACCAGCAATTGTTATGGATATTGTTGTCCAAGTGTTTGCAACAGGAATTGAATATGTGAACGCATATGTTAAGTTTTCTGCACTATTGCGAAGTACACCACTAAATGTACCAGTAAGACTTGAACGAACCCAAAATGACAATGTAACTGTTTTAGCGTTTGCTGTTCCCCAATTTAGGTCTGCTGTATTAAAACCTTCAATACTTTGTCGCAAAAAGAAATAGTCGCTAGACAACGATGAATAAGCAGAAGAAGATGTAATACCTAAATAATTTGTAAAGCCTGCTGGTGGAGTAACTGAGCCAGCATTTTGTTGAATATTAAACTTTGAAGTCTGTGCGTAATAAACTTGAAAACGGTCAAGAGTATATATGGTATTACTACTTGCAGTGCTAACACTAGCACCATTATTACGCTGGTCAATCACCATAGCCCCATTGATGATGCGGTTCTTAAACCCAGTCACACCCGCTGTAGTTCCAGTACCCCCACTAGCTGGCTGTAATACACCAGATGAGTTTACGTTTGAACCAAGGGCTGCTAAGTTATCTGCTTGTGACATAGTTTATTCCTTGATCTCTTCTTTCTCAGTTTGAATAGGCATCCATTTGCCACAATATCCCATTGCATCATTACGATATCGAACTTGCATTTCTAGCGTTCCATCTTGTTTTTGTAATGTTCTAAACTCAGGCACACTATTAGGATAAATTCGACCTTTGTAATATTCAGTTTGCATTTGTTTCTGGTGCTTCGTAAGGCGCTATTTCACCAAACTCACCTGCTTTTGCTCTTACATATAAATCACGCCCGTGTTCTTCAGAATCATATGAAGTAGCACCAAAAGGCATTTCTTCATTAAATTCTTCCCATTTAACAATAAGTTGAATAATGTTACCTTCTGTTGTTAAATATTTTGGATTCTTAGCATATTCAAGTGTAAACATATATTTTCCTTTTATTAAGAAACTCTAACGCAAACTGTGGCTAAGCGATCTCCGTATTGGCCGGCAACTGTAGCCCCTAACCATCTCCAAGTACCCGATAAGTTAGTTGTGTAGAAAAAATCTCCAGAGCCATCACCAGCAAAATAAGCAGTTACAGTTTTAGTTGCTGAATAGTTTTGTTGATTTGTCATACCTGAACTTGAAGCGGCCATAACATAAGAACCAACAGAGCCATAATTAGGGGCTGCAATTGATAAAGTTCCTGTGCTAGTAATTGTTCCACCAGTAAGTCCATTGCCTGTTGCTACGGATGTAACCCCACCAGCTGCCGGTGTAGAACTTACCCAAGTTGTGCCGTTAGAAGTAAGAATATTCCCGTTTGACCCAGGAGCAACTGCTTGAACTGCACTAGTACCATTACCGAGAAGCACATTATTAGCTGTTAATGTAGTTAGTCCAGTCCCGCCGTTAGCTACAGGTAAAGTTCCTGTTGCTTGGTTTACTGGAATAGATGTGCAGTTTGTCAGTGCCCCAGAAGAAGGCGTTCCAAGTACTGGTGTTACTAGAGTTGGCGAATTGCTTAATACAGCCGACCCTGTACCAGTAGACGTAGTTGTGCCAGTACCACCGACTCCAGGTTGTACGATTGTTAATGGCATTATGCGACTCCTAACTGTTTTAACTCATCAAGCGTAGTAGCTTCATCGGCTAGTTTGGTAATATCCCTTAGCCGTTGTTTCTCAGCTACGATAGCAGTAGTGTCTTGGTTTGCTTCTGTGGCACGCATATACAGTACATCTTGAGCTTGCAATAAAGGTGTTCGCTCTGCTCTTAAGCGGTCTTTAGTAATTGCTTTGGCTTTGTCAAAGTTAATCGTAATCATTCTTGGTACTCCCATGCGTTACGGAATGTGCGGTCTGTAGGAATGTCAGCAACATCCACAATTTTGTATGGCTTACCAGCAGGTACATCCTTAGCAGCGATTTCTTCAATCGTTAAACCGCACTCAGGTGCAGGAACAATAATAGATACACCACCGTCATCAGTTGGGTAAATAATTCGTTGGTTCATAATTGTCCTTTAGCGGAATATTGAAACATCTACTATTGGTGGGTCAAAAACAGAACCTGCATTACCAGCCGTCCAACCAAAAGTAGAAAATCTAACAGCGGAGGATGTTGGGCTAGCAGTCCCAGAATTTTTGATAGTTGCTACAGAGGAAAAATTTCCGCCACTTTCTTGCATACAGGCAACAGCAGAATAATTTGCATCAGGCATTGCAGTTGTAAAGTTTACGGTGTAATCACCAGTACCATTATCAGTAATAGAACTTACATTACCGCTTGCACGAATAGCTGGAGTACCAGTACCATTAAAGTTTACCCATGCACGACAGCCGTATGCTGTAGCGACTGAGCCGTAACCTGAGTTGAATTGGAAAAGCCCTGCGGATGTGATGCGAGCTTGTTCTGTGCCGCCATTAGTACCAAAATTTAAAGCGTTAGATGAATGGTCATACTGAACAAAACCAGTATAAGCGTCAGCTCCGCTTGTGCCGTCTGCAAACATAATTCTTGATTGGCTTGCTGTACCAGCATAAATTGTCATACCCTGACCGCCAGTGCCTGTACCTACCACGAGATTTCTTGCTTCAGAAAAAAACGAAGATGGAGTAGTAGTACCAATACCTAAATTAGTACCGTCAAAAAATAAACTACTAGAACTACTAAACGAACCATAAAGAACTCGACCAGCAGTAAAGCTAGACTGCCCAGTACCACCGTTAGCTACGTTTAATATACCCGCAAGAGAAACAGAGCCAGTAGTAGCCGTTGCTGGAGTTAAGCCTGTTGTACCACCACTAAACGAAGACACAACACCAACCGCAGGGACGCCCAGATATCGAACAGAAATATTGCCTGTGCCAGATGGGGGTGCAGCGGAGAATGTTAAGGTTGTACTAGCTACCGTATAAGTCGATGGGTCTTGTGTAACGCCGGAGATTACAACCAACGTAGCAGATGAACTTGCTGGAGCAACCGACATCGTAAATACTGTTTGTGAACCATTGCCACTAAAAGTATCAGTAGTAAATGTGCTGTACAGATTAAGCGAGCTAAATACTTCTGCTTGGACTATATCGCCAGCGTTGGCAGGGGTTGCCAGTGTAAATGATGTGCCGTTAGTAGCAGTAAAGTCTGCTGTGGCTAACTTAACACCGTTGCGGTAGACGTCAATTAAACCTACCGTATAAGCAACGCTAAATACAGTCTGTCCAGCCGTTGCCGTAAAGTCCGTGCGTGTAATAGTTCCTGCACCCGATGAAGGTGTTGACCATACGGTTGTTCCGCCGCTTACTGTTAGTACTTGACCTGTTGATCCAATACCTAGGCGAGTTGCGCTATTTGTGCCGTTGCCGACAATTAAGTCGCCCGTAGTCGTAATAGGACTTAGCGCATTAAACGCTGCGCTTGCTGTAGTCTGTCCTGTACCGCCGTTGCCGATTGGTAGTGTGCCTGTTACACCAGTAGATAGTGGTAAACCAGTAGCGTTAGTAAGCGTAGCTGAAGATGGGGTTCCTAATGCTGGGGTTACAAGAGTTGGGCTTGTGGCAAATACTAAAGAACCAGATCCTGTTTCATCCGTTACCGCAGCAGCTAAATTAGCAGAGCTTGGTGTGCCTAAGAATGTAGCAACGTTAGCGCCTAAACCAGAAACACCAGTAGAGATTGGCAGACCAGTAGCATTAGTTAAAGTAGCCGAAGAGGGTGTGCCTAAAGCTGGAGTAACTAGAGTTGGCGAGTTGCTTAATACAACAGAACTCGTACCAGTAGAAGTTGTAACCCCAGTGCCACCAGCAGCTACAGGCAAAGTACCAGCAGTTAATGTAGTAGATCCTGTTGAATAGAGCGCATTATTAGCGCCAGTAAATGTCGTTAGCCCCGTACCACCATAAGCGGGCTGAATTGTGCCACCTTGCCATGTACCACCTGAAATAACAGCGGATCCAAGATTAAATGCATTGGTGCCAAAGGTTACGCCTTCAGGAAGATAGGCATGCAAGTCCCACGTACCACCAACGGTTGCGTTGTTCGTTAAAAATACTGCTCCAGCTCCACCAGAGGCGATTGTTCCAATTGATCCAGAAGCAAAGTTTTGGATTGTTAATGTGCCTGTAGCAAGGTTGTTAAATAAAAACGCTACCCCAGTCGTTACGGTAGTAGCATCAGGCAGTGTAAATGTCTGCCCGCCAGTACCAACAAGACTTTGTATATAGCTTGAAGCGGCTGTTAATGCGGTGGTTCCACCAGCGGCTGTGGTATTTGTGTTGGCTTGGTTAACCCTATTAACCGATATGTTTTGGTTAGCATCTCGCAAAACTACCGAGTTAGCACCAGAAGAGGCTGTTACGCCCGTACCACCATAAGCTACGCCAATCGTAGAACCCTGCCATACACCAGAAGCAATAGTGCCTAGCGCAGAGACATTACCAGAAGCATCTAAATTTACAGATTGCTCAGACGGGTAAGTAACAAATACGGTTTTAGTACCAGCGGGAAAACTTACTGGTGAGGTGTTGCCATTAGAATTGGAAAGAATTGTAGTACGAGCAAGCGTCGGCCCAGTAGTGCTATAGGTACCAATACCTACTTCCCAGTTTGCTCCGCCTTGATCGGCGATGGTGTAGTAAGTTGTATTGCCGTTACCAATAACAGCAAAGGATTGATACCCGGTTACTGCGCCTGCTAAAGTAACCGAGCCTGTGCCTGTTGATGTCGTCGTCTCTTGGACACGATCAGCAAGTACCAACATTTTCACCCCCTAATATTTTTTTTGCCCACATGTATTGCTTATGGGATTTTCGCTTACCGTTTGCACAATCACGAATTCGTGCGGGGTCAAAACCAGCATTTTTCATTGCAGGATTACCAGCAAGCTCAATATTCTTCATCGTAACCTTATGGGTACCAATATATTTAAATTTTACGTTGTATATACGGCCCATTAATTTTTTAGTGCGTTTAGCTATTGTTTCTTGGCTTTGTTTTATAACTCCTTTTATGCCCTTATTCCAAGCTATTTGCCCTAAATGTGATTCACGTAATTTTATAAGGGTTTCAGGAGATGGTTTTTTGCCTGGTTTTCCCTTTTGACTAAAACTAATTTTTGCTTTGTGTTCGTCAGATAATTTATGCCCAGTGGTTCCTTCACCACCATCTGTTTGATTACAAAGTTTATGCCCTAATTCTTTAAAGCAGGCAATCAAAAGCACCTCATGGGAAAGCGCTTCTTTATTTGACCCCCAATTAGCAAGTATTTGCACATCTGGTTTGCCATATTTAGCTACAACGTTATCCCAGTAAACCCCACGGTTGTAAAACTTATACGCACGCTTCCCCTGCCCTTTACCTATATAGAATAAACGGCCATCGGGGGTATAGTGCGCATAAGTGTAGAACACAAAAAGCCCTTATATATTAAGGCTTATGAAGTAGCGGTAGTACTATAAGTTACAGAAACAGTATCACCAGCGGTTGTAATCTTAGCTGTCGTAAACGCACCAGCGCTATATAAAGTACCAGATGTGTTGCCTTGAGTTGATGAAGCGCCTGATCCAGTAACCAAGAAGCATCCACCAACCGTACCGCCTGCGCCCGTAATCGTATAAGTGATCGCCGCAGCAGCAGAAGTCGTTACGTTAGATGGTGTTGTACCAGTCGAGGTTGCCGAAGCAAATACAGCGGTTCCACGAACAGCCGAGCCACCAACGGTGTAGTTAGTAAACTCAGTCCAACCACCGTGTGAAGTCATGGTATCAGCAGCGGTAAACGTTGGGCTAGCACCAGAAATCAAACCTAAGAATGGGCCAACAACGGTATACGAAACACCTTTTAACAGGGTGTCTAACATTAGTTGTTTGCCTACGGCATTGACTAGGTTGGGGAGTTGCTCTTCCCATTTAACGTTACCGTCTTTATCACGGCAGACAACGTGGTATACACCTTCCATACCAACAGTCTCGTTACCAGCGGCGTTTGCTTGTAGGGTAGCTACAGCATGATCGCCAAAATTTGATAGTTCTTTTTGCATAATTGCTCCTTTAAGCCAATCTAATAACAGCGCTACTAGATGTAGCTGCTGGAAATGTTACGGTGAATGTATTTGTAGCTGTTTTATCCGATCCAAAGTCTAGTACCGCAACTGCCGCACTTGTTGCATTATTATAAATTAACGCCCCTCTTGCAGTAAAGGATGCTGGGTTCCAAATTAATGTATCGAATGAGATATACGCCACATTATTACTAGATGTGGGTACAATATTTGTTAAGGTTTTGCCCCCTGGGGTATAGCCAGTTCCGCTAATCTCGTTGCTGGTTGTATATGCCAAAGTACCAGCATTTATATCTGCCAATGCAGTATACAAAGCCATCTTATAGGTGCCGGTTGTAAAGTTCTCAGCGCCATTCAAAAGATTGACTTTAAACACGGTGCATGCAGTTTGAGTAATCATGGATTAACCTTAATCTTAGCTTGCCCATCACGGTAAGCATCGCCACGCTCAAGACCTGTACCAAGGCGGTTCAATTGACCCATAGCATCTTGGAATTGCTTCTCGTAATAAGTGACCATGTCTTGCTCACCTTTTTGGAATATAACGGCTTCCCGCAAAGTACCATATAACAAGCATGGGTCGTAGTTATCACCAAGCCAAGACGTGCCAGAGGCATTATCTACAGAGGTAACGGTATACAAAAAGCCAGTACCAGAGCCACCAATATAAGAAGAAGAAGCCGTTAAGACGTCTCCGGCAGTGTAGAAATTGCCTTGATTCTTAATGGTTACGCTGGTTACTGTATTGCCACTTACTACAATATTTGCCACCGCTCCAGAGCCTTGACCACCAGATAAGGGTACATTGCTGTAAACCCCGTTTACGTAGCTAGAACCTCCAGTAACAGCGCCACCAGAAATAGCGCCCTGCACAATGGAAATGGGGTAATAATAGTAATGCAGTTCTGCTGTGTAGTTAGCGTTTGGGGTTGGGCCTAGTATAAAAGACAGTTCGTTGGAGTTAGAGTATTGTGACCCAAATAACGCATAGTATTTAGGCAAACCAGTGTCAGTTGGGTTTGGATATGATTCACGGATAAAGTTAACGTCTTTATTGAGTAAATATGTATATGTTTCGTTAGCTGTGCCATAACCTTCAATAATTGCCATCGAAAAAGTAGACAGATAGTCGTTTGGGCAGCTTAAATACTTATTGCTAGACGTAAGCGTACCCGTCACGTTTTTTCGTAACGATGGAATTTGTACGGTGTTATATACCCTTTCCTCTGCCTGACGGACAAAGGTGGAAATATTATCTACAAATAGTTGCTCTGTAGATTCCGCATAATCCTGAACGGCTTGGTATAGCTGGACGTAATTCATTAGCCCATTTTTCCGCTAATCTTGCGACCTTTAGTAGCAGCGCCATAACCGCGCATCTCACCAACGCCATATGGATTTACTGGCTTGTAGTTACCTTTGCTGATACCACCAACAGAAATGTTGATATTATCAATAACCTTAGCGCCTGGCTCGTAACCACTGTATGTGTTTACGTTAATAGCACCACCCTGCATATTGTGTGGCTCTGCATAGACTTCGGCTGGGCCGACTTCTTTGCCACCTTTTTTCATAGAGAACTTAGCCATTATCGACCTCTTCCTGATTTCATTTGGTTCTTAGCGCGAGCTAAGTTACGACCCATAGCTTTCATATCACGATTTAACGTGCTAGCGTTTTTCTTTGGGCCATTGTCAATAATGTGTTTGCCATCACTAGGGTAAACCTTAGTATCGGTTTTACCTTTCTTTTCAATACCGCCTGCTGATTTTCTGAATCCCATGTTTTGCTCCTAAGTTGTTGTTACTGTTACCGATCCCACCTGTACAGATATTACCAAATCATTTGGCGTTAGACCAGCATCATCCGCTCTTGTGCCACCGACTGGTGCCCACCCCCATTGAAACACTCTACTACCGCCTTCTGGACTGCCAAACCCGTCTGGGCCAATACCAGTCTGATTTGTCTGTAATCCACTTTGTCCAGAAACCAAATAACTAACATCAGGTCTTGGATCCCGAACTGCTTGAGGATCGTTAACTGGATACATTCCCAATTGTAATTGTGGATGATCTGGATCCCAGCAAGTCGGACAAACTTTAATACGGTACGGCTTAGTTTTAAGAATCTGAATCTTTAATTCTTTTAACTTATAGCGTTGTGCGCACCTGTCGCATTCCGCAATTGACCATTTCCCAGACGCAAAACGTGATGGCATTCATATCCTCAATAGAATAATGCTCTTGGTACAAATCGAATTGGGGCTTTTTCCCTATCCTCATCGGCAGCCAATTGCCATTGTTGCTCATAATCTGCTTTTAACATCATTATTCTGTTTGGATCAATATCAGCGAGCTTGTTGCTTAATTGATACGCCAAGCCAGCAATTAGACAGTTTAAGAAACGGAATGGAATGTCTTCTGTGCTAACACCAGTTCCAGTATCCTGCATCCGTCTCATACGCCAATAGACGAACATATACTGATTGCCAGGCGCATTGGGGCTGGGCCATACATTAATGGATGGTAGACGGTTTACAAAGACATTAGCGCCACTTAAATGGGAAGCTGCGGTTGTACCATTCTGACCACGGAAACAGTTGGTTAATTGCCCGTTTACGATGTTTTGATAGAGGATTGTCTCGTTATCTACATTTATAAAGCCAGTGGCTGGTAGATCCGCTACCGAAAGCACCGAAATAGTGGTTGCTGTGGAGGATACATTAGCCGATAAAGTAGTCTGTGGAATGCTAGCAATACCGCCTGTTTGACGATTAATCCATACCTGAATAGGGCGCCCTTGAGCACTTTTATTAGGTAATGTGGAATAGGTAGATTCACTAATACGGCTGATATTAATATCAATTTGGGTCATATTCTGACCGTTATTGGTACGAATAACTTGGTCTAAAAGGTCTACTGTATCTGTTGGATATGGGTAAGTAATCTGTCCAGTATTTAACTGAATCTGCCCCTGTTCAATTGTCCAAAGATTAAGCCCGCGATTAGCCCATTCAATAGAAAGAAGATTTAAGCTACGACGCGCTGTTCTAAAGTCATAGCCGGTACGCAGTTCTTTCCCGCACCGCTCAAATGCTTCTTCAATGATATCGTTAATATCAAGGTTGAATGAACTAATCCCAGTTGTGGTCATTGAGCTGCCTTTTTCTTTCTGACAGTAATCTTTGGAGCAACCTTTTTAACGGCAGGCTTACGCTTGCGCTGTGCTTTAATAGGCGCAGTAGGAATGATTGGCTCATCTCGTTTAAAGAGATCTAGAATCCATGTAAACACAAAGTTCACTTTTGAATTCCTTTTAGAGTCTTTAGCTCATCCCGTAAACGCAAAATCTCAGTATCACGTTCGTCCAATTTCTTCATTAGACCAGTAGTTATCTCGCCCATGATTTGGCTTTGGTGCAAGCGCTCTTCGTGATCCTGTAGCATCATTCTGAACAAACGCTCTGATGCATCAATCTGTTGCTTCATAAAATCCATAACTACCTCCTCTTTGCAGTTTTGGCTGACTCAATAAAGGCTTGTTTAGTAGGGGCGCCTTTGGAGCCTACCTTGCGCATTTTTTCCCCTGATCCTGCTTTAATTCTCTCCCGTTGTGCATGAATATTGGCATATAAGCCGACCTTGCCGCCTTTAGCATATTGGGTAAAGTCCGTATCATCCCGGCGCTCTTTACGTTTTCCTTTAGGCATTTTGGATGGAGCAATATCTCCCATTCCGCGGCTAGGTCTCATACGATACGTCCTTTCGTTTTGCCTTTAATAGCGCATCCATCTGCCCGCTTTGAGGCAGAACTAACTGCACCACCCTTGGCTTTCTTAACTGGCTCAGGTTTTGGCTGTTTTACTTTCTCAGGCCCAAAAATCTTGTCACGCAGTTTCACCATAGGATTGGCTTCGTTCTCCTCACGAGTGAGGCGGTCTACCATCTCTTGTGGCAACTCATCTTTGGTAGCCATGATTAGCAGGCTCCGCCTTTTTTCATAGTAATCATTTTGCCTTTGGTGCGACCTTTGGTAACACAACCATCAGCAGATTTGTGCCCCGCAGATAAACCGCCACTAGCCATTTTTTTAGCCATGCCACCTTTTTTCATACCATGCATTTTCTTTTCGTGCCCTTTGACGACTTTCTTTGCTTCAACATCAGCAATTTTTTTCATCATTGGTTTGTCTTTTGCCATATCTGAATGTTTCATAAGTCCACCTTTCTTTGCATAACCCATTTTGTTACGAACCTCTGTTGGCAGTTTTGCCAACCCAGGATTGTCTTGTGCATCTACTTCTTTTAAATGACCACCAGACGCCATTTTTTTGGACAGTCCAGCCTCACTTAATCCAATTGCAATTGCTTGCTTTGGATTAGTAACCTTTTGACCTGAAGAAGACTTTAGATCTCCAGATCTAAACTCTCTCATTACTTTTGCTACTTTTGCTTGTTTTTTCACGATATAGACCTTTTGTTTAGCTCGTCAATCTTAGCTTCTAAGCGGTTAATGCCAGCATCAAAGCGCTCCATAATCTTTTCCATATCTCTATGGACTTCTGCCCTAGTAATATGTTCTCTAGCAACCTCTTCCCGTGTTCTGTTTAACAGAATACCGAGTCGATCTAGCTCGTCAAATTTACCCTTTAGCATAAATCCCATGACTGCAACTATTGCTGAAAGAACAATATTCCAAACCATCATTTCCATTTAATTGCAGTTCCATCTTTTTAAAGAGGCTGCCTTGCGTGTCGGGCGACCTTTTTCATCTTTCATCGGCCCAGGCATCCCAGACATACGGGCGCAGAAAGACTTGCGTCTACCTGCGTCTTTTTTAGTCTTAGGATTAGGTGCTGGGGCTTTTAGGTTAGATCCAGTGGCTGCGTTGTACTTGGCACGACCTTTAGCGGTCAAACCAGCCCCTTGAGAAACTGGTAGCTTCTCACCCTTCGTGATAGATAGGGAGGGGCCTTGCTTCTTAGCCATAGAACACCGTAACTGTCATGCTGGCTGGGGTGGTTGCATAAATACCGTTTTCACAGCGAATACCTTCACCAGGAATTACGATATTAGAAGCGCCACCTGCATTTGCTGGAATAACGACTGAAAACACCGTAGTGCCGCCAGAACCGTTCTTTAAAGTTAGAGTGCCACCAGCTGTAGGAACGCCAACAACCATTCCTTTGATACGAGCAGCGCCCGCAAATACAGCTGCGTCAGTCTGAGCAGCGGCTATCGCCGTTGACTTTACATCATATTGCATACCCATAAGGGCCTCCTAATTAGGTAGCCGAAATAACGCCAAGAGTATCAACGCGCAACCAGTTTGTTCCATTGTAGAAAGCTACAACAGGAGATCCATTAGCACCGTTTGAGAAAAAAGTAATAGTGCCAGTTAAACTTTGGTTTGTGGTTGGAGCTGGAGCGGTTGCAACAGTGTATGTGCCCAAGCTAACTGGGCCACTAAATGTGGTTTTTGCCATTTCAAATTGTCCTTCTTACAAAGATATAGCCTATTAGTCGTGTAAGCGTCTGCCGGGGCAGTCTAATAAGCCGGTTCACCCGGTTCCTATCTTTATACACCTCTTTTATAAATTTGGCAATAAATATGCAAAAAAAATCCCCCGCCGAAGCAGGGGATCCAAACCCAGAGGAGTAGGTTTGATTAGGCGCCGGCAGAACCGAACATGCCAAGTGGATCAGACCAGCCGAAAGAGTAACGCTCACGAGCCTTGTAACGGACGTTACCAGTATCGAAATCGCCATCCATGCTGTTCTGGAGGGGGGTACGCTCAAAATGCTTCATACCGTTTGGAACATCAGTAGTCAAGAACCAAGCATTGGTGTCGGTCAAGAAGTGGTTAATTGTGTAACCATCTGGAATCGAACCATTGTTCTTAATTGCGTTGATGTCATTGTCGGCTGTACCAACACGCAATTCAGTCTCAAGCAAGCGAGTTGCAACGAACTGGAGTGCAGGTGGAACGATCAACTTCTTGGGTTTAGCAGCGATCAACAGATCACGCTCGTCAGTCCACAAGCTGATTTGAATAACGGCGGCTTCCAAGGAAGTCTCGTTTAAGTCAGCTGGGGTTGAGGGAACGTTGCTGTTTGTGCCACCAGAAACCAAAGGATGCTGTGAGCTGAAGAGAGGAACGCCGTCACCACCGTTATAACCGGTAGTAAAGCCGTTATTCAATACAGCAGCAGCCTTAACTTGCTTGGTATAAGACATAGCACGAGCTAAAGCCTTGGTATAGCGAGCTGAGAGAGAATCATAGAGGTTGTCCTCAATTGCCTCTTCAGTCAAGCTAAAGCCGAGGGCGATAGTCTGATGGTTATATCGAGCAGTCCATGCTTCTTGTGCATT